TATATTTTTTGTTTTTTATATTCTTATTGGTTATAAACAAAAATAAGGCCAAAGAGCCTTAAATTTGTACTATCCCTATTTAAATAGCAAAAGGCCCTAATTAGTGGGCCTTTCTTTTTTAATCTTCAAGTAATGTATCTGCAAGGCAGTTTATCCGTTTACCTTTATAGTTTATACATACCCCGCCAAAATTACCCCAGCTAAAATAATAGTTTGGGATTCTTTGAATTAATTTACCGCTCTTTGTTTTAAATACTTCAAAGGGTTTTTTGCCGTTTTCTAAAATTACCCACTTGGTGCCGTAATTGTTTAAATAAAAAATACCGTTTCGCATGATTTTTTAGGTTTTATAGTTTAACTAAATGTATTTATAAATTTACTTTCCTTTGTTTCTAAATTATGAATAGCTATTTCTATCCTTTTGCCTTTCCCTTTGAACTCCCAGGTTAAATGATATAAAACAAAATTTTTAATTTGTTCAATATTTGAAAAACCAAGCCCAGTAAATGGCGGGTTAATTAATTTGTTTTCCTTGGTTACGTTAATTGTCACCAAGTCGCTATTTTTGACTCTGAACCTTTCCATATTATTTGAATTGAGTTTTGAGGGTTCTTAATTGTTCAATAGTGGTGGTATTAATTACAAAGGTTACCGCCTCAACTATTGTAAAAATCCCAGGTACATGAAAAAAATTACCGTTATTAAATGCTAATTTGTTTAACTCAGGTGCATAACTATGTTTTTCGAGTCCTGCAATATGAATAAAAATATTTTTATAAAAATAATCCAAGCGTTCATATTTTAGGGCTAGTTCAATAGCTTCAAGCCTAAAATCATAATTTTGTATTCTTTCTATATCGGTGCTATTGATACGGTCTAAATTTTTTGTATAAAAATCAAGCCTATCTTTTTTGGCCTTTTTTTGGTATTTATTGCAAGGCTTAAATTGTTCAAATTTACTTTTGACAATTTCAAATTTTGTTGAGTTCATAATATTAAAATTTAAGGTTAAAAATTTAAGCGTGTGAATTATGAATATATTCGATAGGGCAACCAATAGCCTCACCAATTGCAATAACGGCGGCACGTATTAAGATACTCCCACGTCCTGCAATGTTTTCCGATAGTGTGAAGCCTGCATTATTTATTGCCTCTTGCACCGCTGCACTTTTTTTGTCGTATCCGTAACCCCCAGCGCTACCGCTTCCATTGGTATGAATTTCGTTTCCGTTTATCCATATACACGCGTAAACGTTGCCCGCGTCACTTACTTGATAGGTGCGAATAGTTACGGCAGGGTATAAATTGTTATAGGTCTTATTTATAGCAATACCTGCATACTCTTTAAAATAACACTTGGATTCTTTGCGGTGCAAGGGATTAAATTTACTTTGTTTCCCAGGGTTAAACGTTGCGGTTAATTTAGTTTCCATTGGATTAAAATTTTGTAGGTTAAAAAATTATTTAAAATTATAAGTTTTGTAAAAATGGAGCTATGATAAAAAAAAGTAGGTACAAAAATCCTGCAATTAATGCAGCTTGTAAAATTTCGGATAGTTTAACATTCTTCATTGGATTAAAAATTTATAGGTTAAAAATGTTTTTTTGTTCTTTGTTGACTCAAACTTATAAACGTTTACATTAATTACCAAACATTAAACGTAATTTAGAAACATTCTAAATAAGGAAACAAAGGTAAAACATAGCATAAATAGGGCTTAATAACGTTTAAACGCAGTTTATAGGTCTTATTTAGATTTGTTCTAAATTTCATTAGATTAATAAATAAATTATTTTTTAGCGTTTAAATAATTGATTAATAGGGTTTTATAAGTTTTTTAAAAAATAATTTCGAAAATGTTTTTTTTATTAAAATTCAATTCATATTTTTTTCTTGAATAAAGCGAAGCTATTAGTATACTCTTATAATACCCTAATTACATTAGTATATTAATTTCATTAAGTATACAATAAGAGTTTAAATATATCCTTAGGAGTTAATCTTTCTTTCTTTGCCTACTTTCTTTCTTTCTATTAGAACTATTCATTTTACACGCAATATTGAGTAATAAACGTAGTCAATAATCTTATTTGACAATGCAAGGGAATAACCAATATAAAGACAGGTAAAAAATCAATTACTTAAATAGTAACACTATCCCTTAAAAAAAAAGAAAAAAAGGGTAATTGTTCCGCCGCCGCCTTGCGGCTTAATACACTGCATTCATTTTAAGGCATCAAATCTTTTATTTAAGAGACTTTAGTATATTAAGTAGTATGTTTGTATGTTTTACCTAATTATCGTCTCTTAAATTCAAAGTATTGCATTAGTCTATCTTTATACCTTTGTTTCTTTGTTCTTATTGGATATCAATAATGAAGCTATTTAGAATCAATCTAATTAAGCTATTCAATCAAGGTGTAAAACCTGCATTAAACAAAGGAAACAGATAAATAGACGGAGTGGGTACCCCCAGCCTACCACCTACTTAACATAATGTTATCACTTTTGAATACGTTTTGTATTCAAATTCACCCGTTGATATGTCATTTTGGATACGTTTTTTATTCAAAACTACGTTTTGTAACCAAAAAGTCGTGGAGCAAACAGGGGTGGGGGTAAGTGGGTGTGGGGAAGGAATAAATAAAATCGCAAACTTTTTTGACTAATTCTTGTGTACACTTTCCAAAAACCAACAATCAAAAACAATAAAATATATGGTTATTTACAAAGTTTGACTAAGTTTGCGGAGTAAACACTTATTAAGACTCAATCTAAATAAGGGTACTTCGGGGCGGAACACTTGAGTTAAAAGGTTGAGGTTCAATAAGTTAATGTTATTTAGATTGATTATAAATAAGAAAACATATATAGAATATATTATTACATTAATTATACTATTAGGTATAATATAAGCGAACCCAAAATTGAAAACGAATCAAATTCAGATTTCACATTAAAAAAATTTAGAATTTTTTCCAAACCATTAAATGACTACAATTATGGAAAAACGAAAGGTGCATCCAAATACGTTAAAGAATCTTAAACACTTTCCTAAGGGACAAAGTGGTAATCCTAATGGTAGACCAAAGGGAATGATTAAGAAGGTGATTGATGAGGTTGGTGATGCGTTAAACGTAAAGTTGACTAAAAGTGATGTTGTTACCTTAGCTGCCTCGATTAACTCAATGAGTGTTGCTGAGATTAAGCGTATTGCCATGGATGTACAAACACCTGGATTCATTGCCGTTATAGCCAATGGTATCTTAGGTGACATAAAGAATGGTGAAATGAAGAATACGCAGTTCTTATTAGAGTTCCAACACGGAAAAGCAAATCAAGCGGTAACTACCGAAGTAACGATTAAAGAAGAAACCTTAGACCCAAGATTATTAAGCGATGAAGAAATACGACAAAGACTTTCAAGAATTAGAGAAAGAGATATTGATGAGGGAACTTTCGAGGAGGTCGTTTAGCCACTTTGTAAAGTATGTGAAACCTGATTATGAGATGAAGTGGTTTCATAAAGTTATTGCTGACCACTTAGATAAAGTGTATGAGGGTAAGATTAAGAAGTTGATGATATTTGTGCCTCCGCAACATGGGAAGTCTGAGTTATCAACAAGAAGTTTTCCTGCGTACTTGTTAGGCAAGAACCCTAAGTTGAAGTTAGCCTTAGCTAGTTACAATGCCACCTTAGCTGAACAATTTAGTGGTGAGATACAAAGAAGGATTCTTAGTGAAGAATATAAAAACCTTTTTCCTAATTCTCGCATTAGTGAACGTAAGGGTGAGGCTATTCGTACTGCTGAGTTTTTCCAAACTGTTAACGAAGGTGGGTATTTAAAAGCAGTTGGTCGTGGAGGTTCACTTACTGGAACTGCGGTTGACATTGGTATCATAGATGACCCCTTAAAAGACCGACAAGAGGCTCAATCTAACATTATCAAGGAGCAGTTGTGGAATTGGTACACCGATGTGTTCGAAACTCGCTTACATAACGATTCTAAGCAAATTCTTATTCAGACTCGTTGGTATGATGATGACTTAGCAGGAAGACTTCTTGAACGAGATGATGATTGGACAATTATTGAGTTTCCTGCTATTCGTGAAGGTGCGGAGAATAGTTACGATAAACGTAAGGTTGGTGAAGCCTTATGGCCTGAGAAACACTCCTTAGAAAAACTTGTAAAGATAAAGAAAGACCAACCTTTTACTTTTGAGTCACTTTATCAGCAAAACCCTAAACCAAGCTACGAATCCCTTATTTACCATGATTGGCAACCTTGTGAGTTCTTCCCAAAAGATGCCGATGTGATATTTAGTGGACTTGACTTTGGATTCTCTAATGACCCTACTGCATTAGTGCGAATTGCTAAATTAGGAAATAAGTTATATCTTGACGAAGTTATTTACGAAAAGGGATTAACAAATTCTGATTTGATTAAAAAGATTCAAGCGTATCCTGATAAGTTAAATGAAATTTATTGCGATTCGGCTGACCCTAAATCAATTGAGGAATTAAGGAGAGCAGGTCTTAAAGTCATTAAGGCGGTTAAGGGTAATGACTCCGTTAATGCTGGTATTAGTAAAATAAGAGAGTACGAAGTGTATTACACAAGAAGGTCTAAAAACATTAAGAAAGAGATTGACAATTATCAATGGTTGACAGTAGGTGGTAAACCGATTAATAAACCAATAGATGACTTTAATCACGGGCTTGACAGTTTTAGGTATGCCGTTTACACGAAGTATTCAAAGAAAAAACTATTAATATTTTAAACATGGGAGTATTTGATTTTTTTGGCAGTAAGAAGGCTGCTATTGCAATACAATCGGTAAAGCAATGGATGTTCATGGGTGGTCAAACCTATTCATTGTACAATGGAGATTTTAGAACCGCAATTAACGAAGGTTACGAAAAGAACGTAGATGTTTATGCAATTGTGAGTGATATTGCTTCTCGTGCTACGGAAGTACCTTTGGAGATGTATCAAGCACAAAAGATGCAGATTTCATCTGTTAATCGCTACAAGGCTTTGATGAACCGCCCAACTGATAGAAGTATCATGGAGGCTAAAAACTTAAAGAAGAAAGCTGAGTTTAAGGAACTTGAGGAGCATCCAATTTTAAAGTTACTTCGTGAGCCTAATAAGTATCAAACAACTAAAGAATTTTTTGAATCTATCTTTTCTTGGTATTTACTTGTTGGTGATGTTGGAATTTGGGCTGAGGAAGACCCAATTAATCCTGGAAAGATTGCTCGCCTCCACGTTGTGCCACCTTTTGATTATACAATCATTACCGATGGTTATAAGCGTATTGTAGGGTATAAAATGATTTCTATTGGTTCAGATACGATTGACCCTAAATTCTTTTTGTCTTTCAGAACTTTCAATCCTTCTTACAATAACCAAACTACTATTGCTCGTGGATTAAGTCCATTGACTGCGGGTGCGAGAGTATTGCAGAAAGCTAATAGCGGTGAGGAAGTAGCAATTGAAAACTTTGAGACAAGAGGTGCAGTAGGGGTTTTGTATAAGGATGACAAAGATGTAGAGGATTTGGATGCAGTTCAACAATCTGATTACCAAGACAAGGTTTATAACAAGATTTACGATTCATCACAAAAAGGTCGTATTGCATTTAGTAACTCAAAGATGGGTTATTTAAAGCTATCCACTAACAACTTGGAATTAGACCTTAGAGCAATCTCTAAGTTATCTACTGAGCAGTTATGTCGCTTATGGCATTATCCTTATGTTCTTTTAAATGCTGATAACTTAACTGAAAGTAACTTGGCTCAATTTATCCGCAGAATGATTATTAACTGCGTTGTGCCATTACAATCTAAGATTTGTGAGAAGTTATTGGCTTGGCTTGCAGAACCATTGAGTATCAATCCTGCACAATATGTGTTACGTTTTGATGTAGATGCGTATCCTGAGATGAAACAAAACTTCTTAGATGCAGCAACCATCCTCGAAAAACTTGATGGTGTGTTAACGCAAGACGAGAAGCGTGTGTTTATGGACTTTGAGCCTACCAATGACCCGATTATGCAACAAGTTTATATTCGTTCTAATCAAGTGCCTTTAGGTAGCTTAAATGTTGACCCTACTGAGATTGGCTCAATGGTTATGGATGAAGATGATTAAATATGGATTTAATTGAAACAATAGTAACTGCAATTTCACTTACAAGCATTTTTTGGTTTGGAGTCTTTTCTTCGTACATGGATTACAAGAAGGACTCTGACCGAAAGAAGATTGAACGCATCTTTAAAGACAAGAAATGGTAAACGAAGAAATGTATCGTGTTGCTTGGAGAAGAAAGCACGACATTAACGAAAGAGGATTGTTTGCTTATATCCAAACCAAATTAGGTGCAGAAACAAAAGCATACATTAAGTCATTAGAAGGCAGAAGTCCTCAAACATTTCATATTACAAATCATTTTAACGAAAGATGGATGATGGGCATTTTAAAAGATGCCTATACAAAGTTTGGGTTAAAGCAAGGTGAGTTTATGGATTCTATCCAAAAGAAAGCGGAAGGTGATTTGTTTGATGAAACATGGCTTTTGTTTCTTTTAGGATTCTTTGCTAACATTACCGAGTTTTTTATTGTTTTAGGAATTATAAACACGATTAAAAGTGACATTAAACGATTTGTAGATGACAAGGTTTCGCAAGGTATCCCAACTGCTGCTATCATTACTCTACTCGGTCTTTATTTGACACAAAAGAACATTATTAGAAGCCAAACGATTGCAAGAACTGAAACGACAAGAATCATGAATCTTGCAAGTGGTGTTTGGGCTAATGTTCAAGGCCGAGAATTAAAAAAGAAATGGATAGTAACTCTTGATGGCAAGGAAAGACCATCACATAATGCAATGGCAGATTATCCTGCTATTGGCAGTAAAGAACTATTCCTTGTTGGGGGTAGTTTAATGAGTGCTCCTGGTGATGGAAATGCTCCTGCACAAGAGGTTGTTAATTGTCGTTGTGGTTTGATGTACATTTAGAAATATTTGGTAGTTATTAATTTTTATTATATTTGCATAGATTGAATACGATATGAGAGATTATAAAATAAAATCATTTGCCGAGGTTACCGATTTAGACTTAGAACGCAGAATCGTAATGGGTTATGCCGCTAAGTTTGGTAATATTGACCTTCATGGGGATATGATTATGCCAGGGGCATTTTCTAAGACCATTAAGGAACGTGGGCCTGAGGGAAAGAACGAGATTTGGTTCTTACATGACCACGATACTTCAAAGGTTAACGGTAAGCCAACACTTCTTAAAGAAGATAATTATGGCTTATACTTTGAAGCAAAGATTGTAGATACTGAAGCGGGTGAGGATACATTAAAACTTTATGAAGAAGGTTTAATCAATCAACACTCAATTGGTTTCTCTACAATCAAAGAAAGTAAAGTAGAAGAAAAAGGTAAAACTCCTTACTACGAAATACAAGAGGTAAAATTATTTGAAATAAGTTCTGTGCTTTGGGCAGCTAATCCTGATACACCATTTATTGGTTTAAAGACATTAGACAAGAATTTATTATTAGATAGATACGATAAACTTTATAAGAATCTCCGCAAAGGAAATTTGAAGGATGAAACTTATGAATTGTTAGAAATAGAGTATAACTTTATAAAGTCGGAAATGTTGAAGTTAGTCGATGAAAAGCGGGAGTCGAATGAACCCACTCCTGAGCCCATTGACCCAGCGGAGATTGAACGCAAAAACCAATTAGAATTTTTATTACAACTTAAAAACTCGTTTAAATAATGGAGGATATTAAAAAAATTGTTGAGGAGGTAAAATCCGACATCAACGAAATGATTCAAAAAGGTGTTGGTCGTGAGATGGAAGGATTAGGTCTTGAAGACTTAATTTCAGAGACTAAGAATGCAGGTGCTCGTTTAGCTTCTTTCGAGGAGAAATTAGGAACTGTTGAGAAGTCAATGACTGACTTTATCTTAGATGCTAAGAACAACAACCCTGCTAAGAAGGAAAATATGTTGGCTAAGGCTTTTGAAGCTAATGCTGAGAAATTTAAGGCTTTGGGACAACGCCGTGATGCTGCTTTCGGAATGAACTTGAAAGCCGTAGGTGACATGAACCTTACTGCTAACATTGGTGCTGACTGGGCTACTAAAATTGCTGGATTATCTAATGTAATCTTGACTGACCCACTTCGCCAAATTCACTTGCGTGATATCTTGCGTACTTCTACTATCGAGCAAAATGGTGTATTTAAGTATGCTAAGAAAACTGGTTCAGAAGGTGGTGCTGCTATCCAAACTGAAGGTGCTTCTAAGGCTCAAGTTGATTACGATTTCACAATCTCTGAGGTAACTCCTAAGACTATCGCTGCTTACGCAAAGATTTCTAAGCAAATGTTATCTCGTTTGGTATGGTTGCAATCATTTGTTTCTACTCAAATGGTTAACGATTTGTTAGATGTTGAAGATACTAACTTGTATGATTACGCAGGAACTTCTGCTTTCGCAGGTCTTTATGAGTCAGCAACTACTTACGTTCCATCAGGAACTGTAACTATCGCTTCTAATCGTTGGGATAAATTAGCTAACTCAATTGCTCAATTGAAAGCTGCTAAATTTGCTCCATCTGCTATCATGGTTAACCCTATTGATGAGATGGAATTGTTAATCAACAAAGAATCAGGTGCAGGTTATTCTCACCCATCATTGTTGACTGGACAACGTATGACTATCGCTGGTGTGCCAATTATCTCTACTGACATCGTAACTGCTAACACATTTATGGTTGGAGATTTCAATAAGGCTGCTGAGTTGTTGTTCGAAGATAACATCATGACTGAATTTGCTTACGAAGATGGTGATAACTTCACTAAGAACTTGGTAACTGTTCGTGTTGAGGAGTCTATCGCATTACCTATCTACTTTGCTAACGCAATGAGAAAAGGTTCTTTTGCAACTTCTTAGTAAATAATTAAATTTGAGAATTATGAGCCTACTTCCCATTGGAACAGTAGGCTTATTTTTTAAATCCTAAACATAAAAAGATATGGTAACGGTAAAATGTATTTTATTATTTCATGACTTAGTAGAAAATGTTATGAGAAATCCAGGGGATGAATGGAAAGTGGACAAAGAAAGAGGAGATTTATTAAATGCTCGTAATTTTGTTCAAATCATTGCAAGTGATGATGTTATTCAACCCGAAGAAAACAAAGTTGTAAAACCATCTTATAAGAAGAAATAATGTCTTACGAATTAGAATCAGTCAGAACCCAAGGAATGGATTTGACTGTTGTAACGGATAGTATTGCAGTTACCACGATAATTCCATTATCTGAGGCAAAAGCCCATATCAATGTGGATTTTAGTGATGATGATGCAAAGATTACCGAGTTGCTTAAATCTGCTTTTAGAGAAGTAGAATTATTTACTCAAAAGGCTTTGAAGACTAAAACTGTTAAACAATCTTATGTTGAGATTAATGGTACAGTTGAATTAGCTTTTACCCCTGTTCAATCTGTTATTTCGGTGACTGATTCTGATTTAGTAGTTTTAACAGATTATACAAAAAGTTTTGATTCAACTAAATTTAGTGCTTATTCGGCATCAGGTATTGTTATTACATATACTGCTGGATATACTTCCCTTCCTGCTGACTTAAAGAATGCTATCTTAGACATTGTAGCAGTTGATTACGATGACACGGTACAAGATAAAAGATTGGCTTTAAAAGAGGTAAAAGATAGAATCAGACATTATCGCCCAATGTATGTATAATAAGCTAAATAGAATTAAAGGAACATTTAAACGCAAGTTGTCTGCCACCTCAGATGGGGCAGGTGGCTTGAGTGGGTTAACGTATTCAAGTTATACGACAAGTATTTACTTTGCGGAAACCAGTTCGTTCTATGGTAACTACGGAGGTATTAGAAACATTGAGAGTGGCAACTTTGCTACAAATCAATCCTTTGAAGGAAAGATGAGATACCGTGCTGAGTTTATACCTAGAACAACTGATATTTTAGAGGTTAATGGTATTGAGTATGCAATATCCAATATCATGGATTCTGATTTTACCAAAAAACACATAACTTTTAAAGCAGCAAGAAGACGTGATTAAATTTCAATTTGATGGCCTTAATTTAATGGTAAATAGAATCAATCGTGCTAAAGATAGACTTCAGAACGAACTTGAGGATAATATTATTAAAGAAGCAGACTTTATTGAAAAAACATCACACAGAGATGCACCTGTAGATTCAAGATGGTTAGTGGGTTCTCAATATAGAAAAACACAAACATTTACCAATTTCTATTCTGAGCAAATTGGATTTACTGCTAAATATGCCCCTTATCAAGAATTTGGAACGGGTAATAAGGTTAATTTAAACGGAGAATATAATGAGTTTGTAGATTTTGCTTATAAGTTTAAAACTAATGGTTTAAAAAAAGGTGGTAATAGACCTAAAAAATATTTCTTACATAATTATATTATTGCAAGAAAAAGATTAGCAAGAAAAACAACTACGATGTTAAAAAATATATTGAAATGATAAATAGAGATTGTGCATATGATTTAAGGAAGGCTTATTATCAGGCATTAAGTGGCATTACTTATAATGGTCAAGCAGTTGGTGTTTATGATGAGATAGTGCCATCTGAAGCACTTTATCCTGTTATTATTTTAGGTAATCAATTGTCTCGTGGAGAACGTTCAAAAGATACATTTATGAGAGATACTACAATTGAAGTTAGCGTTATTCAAAGATATACTTCTGAAGAAGGCGGAAAGAAAGAGGTTAATGATATATCTAACCTTGCAATTGCAAGAATTATAACTTCTAACTCAACTTATGGTATATCTCAGTACCTTACAACTTGGCAAGTCATCAATTGTGAATATCAAACAAATTCATTAATATTACAATTGCCAACAGGTTGGCAAGTTGAAGAAAGCATAATATTTAGTCAATTATTAAATCAATTAAATTAAAAATAAAATGGCATTAGTAAAAGGAACAGATTTAAGAATCTATATCGGTGGTACTGCTGGAGCAGGCGGTAAATTATTAACAAACGAAACTTCTTGCGATATTGAACTTTCAACTGCAATGATTGAAACTTCAAGCAAAGATAGTGGTGCATGGAAAACACAAATTCCTGGTCGTAAGTCATGGGGATTGTCAGCAACAGTATTATTAGACTATGCTGACCCTACTACAACTTACACTTATGATGCGTTGTTGACTGCTTGGTTAGACCAAACTGAATTACACGTTACATTTAAGACTTCTACTGCAACTGACACTACTTTGTATGGTCAAGCATACATTGAGTCTGAGCCTGTTAAATCAGCAGACCAAACAATTGCTACTTGTGACATCAAATTAGTGGGTACAGGCCCATTAGGTAAAGGTGTAGTACCAGGTGCTTAATAATCACAATTTTTGATTACATTTGGGGTGGGAATTAATTCCTGCCCTTTTTGCTTTAAACACAAACACAAAAACAATGAGAACAATTACATTTGAAGGAAAGAAAATTAACTTTGACTTTTCACTTGGTTGCATAAACGATGTTTATGTAAAAGAATTAGGTGGTGATTTTAATGACCTTGTTAACATTCAAGAATATGGTGAAAATCCATCAAAATTAATTGATGTTACAAGAGATATGATGTTAAGTGGTCATTTGTATTGGTTGTATTGCAATGACAAGGATGAGGAGGCTGATGAGATTTTAATTAAGATTAAAAAAGCAAGAATGATTGCAACTAAATGGTTAATGCAAACTCAAGTAATGACTGTTGTTGAATGGCTTACTAAAGATTTAATGCCAAACGATTTAGATGCACCAAAGCAAAAAGAGGTAAAAAAAAAGTTACAATAACTTGGAATAATGTCCTTTCAAGAATTAATAGAACAGGACTTAAACCATGGGAATGGAAACGAATGACATTTTCTGAATTTGTAGATTATGAATATGGTTATGAGTTTAGAAAAGCCGAACTATTAGATTCCACAAGAAGAATTATGTGGGCTTCATTAGCGGCAATGGGAGGCAAAGAGGCAAAACAACCAAAAGATTTAATTCCATTGTGGATTGATGACATACATAAGGACTTTGAGAAAACAAAAGAAAAAGAGTATCTTTCGGATGATATAGTAAAAAATTGGCTTAATACAATAGAGTAATGGCAGAAACCAATGAGTTTTTTATAAAAATTGGTGCTGATGTAGATGATGCGATGAAAAAGCTAAATATGCTTTCAACGCAATTGTCATCATTAGCAAATACAACCCAAAGAAGTGGGCAACAGATTAGCAATAGCATGGGAGATACTTCCAAGGCTATATCTGCTGCTTTTAGTAGTATGGGTATGGCATTGACTACTGCTGGTATTGTTAGTGCAGTTTTTGGAATTGGTAAGGCAGCTTTAACAACCGCTGCGGAATTAGAACAAATATCAGTTGCTTTTGAGGTATTTACAGGTAATGCTAAAACCGCAAAAGATATGCTTGCCTCATTAAAGGCACAAGCATTAGCATCCCCGATGCAATTTCAAGACATTACTAAGGGGGCTCAAACATTATTACAATATGGATTAACTGCCGAACAAGTAACACCTATAACAAGAATGTTAGGTGATGTTTCGGGTGGTAATGCAGATAGATTTGGAAGATTAGCTTTAGCATTTGGTCAAGTAAATGCGGCAGGTCGTTTAATGGGTCAAGAGGCTCGTCAAATGATTAACGCAGGATTTAATCCGTTAAAAGCAATTTCTGATGCTACAGGAGAGTCGATGGCAACATTGACTAAGAAGATGCACGATGGACAAATTAGTGTTCAAGATGTTGCAGATGCTTTTAATAAAGCTACTTCTGAAGGTGGTCAATTTTTTGGAATGGCTGAAAAGCAATCACAAACATTACAAGGTGCATTTAATAAGTTGTCAGAAAGTGTAACTTTTGCATTAGCTGATATTGGAGATGGTTTAGCAGATGCTTTTAATTTAAATGATTTAGCGGTTAGTGTTGTAAAGACAATGAACGACATTAAATCAGCATTTGAAAACAATAAAAATGTAGTACAGGCTTTAAGTTATTTAGTTGATAATTTAAAAATATTATTTGGTTTATTAGGCAATATTATAATTGCATTAGTTAATGCTTTTGAGGGCTTAGCTACGATGTTTAATTTTGTTATGAAAGCTGGTCAACCTATAAGAGACTTTTTTTATAATATGTCTGTTGCGGTTTTAAATTCATTTAAAAATGTAAAGATACTTGGTGATGCTATTGAATGGTTAGTAGGTAAATTTACAAAAATAGATAATGCTTCTAAGGTTAAAATGCCTGAGATAGACCAATCTAAAGCGACAGGATTTAGTACAACACCAAGTAAAGTAGGAGTAGAAAAGAAAAAGACAGAAAAGGTAGAAGTTATTCCTGGACTTGATTTTCAAAGTAAAGATTTTGGTAGCCATGTAAAAAGACTTATTCAAGTAAGTAAAGATGCAGTTGCTGAAATGAATAATATTGGATTAGATGGCAATAGAAAAAAGTTAGCTGATTTAAGAGATTCATTTGAAAAGCAAAAAGCAGAGTTTAATAAATATGGTGTTGATACAATTGACATTACAAGAACATTCTTAGTTAAAGAGGCTCAACTTATTGGAGAAATTGAGGCTGAAAAGTTTAATGCCATAGCAAGATTAATTAAGCCACTTCCAGGAATGGAAGGAGGTATGTTAGGAAAAGCATTGACAAAAGAGCAACTTCAAAAGTTTAGCTCAGGTATGCAAATTGCATTAAGTGATGCCCAATATTTTGCTGATAAAATTAAAAATACTTTTATAAATTTAGGAGATTCAATAAGAAGTACCATTGAAGAATTTACTCAAGTAACTACATCTTCTTTTGCTAATATGTTTATTAGTATAGGAGAAGGTGCAGGAGCAGGAGATGCAATTAAAAGTTTTGGTATTTCTATACTTTCTGCATTAGGAGATATGTTTATTAAGATTGGTATGGGTGTTGCAATGGCATCTAAAATCATGATTGGTATTCAAGCATTTATATCAGGTATGTTTACTCCATTTGGGGCTGCGGCAGGTTTGGCAGGTGGTTTAGCTTTAATGGCTTTGGGAGGATTAATGAAAGGTACTGCTAATCAATTATCAAAAACATCTCCAGCACCAACTTCACCGACACAAAGTATTCCTCAAAAAGCAAGTGGAATGAATTATGCCTATGGAGGTTCTTCTTATTCGGCACAAACTGTTCGTTTATCTATTGACCTTACAGGTTCAATTACATCGACACAAACGGGTTACCAAATAAATAAATCATTAGAAACAGTATTAAGAGTCACAGGTAGATAATGGTAGGATACGGAACTAAATATCAATTTGAATTTGATGGTACTTGTAAGCCATTTAAAGACCAAGCACTTAAAATAGTTAGTTGCAAGGTTTTAATTCTACAAAAGAGTTATTCGGGTTCAGTAATAACAATTCCTTATGGGCAAGTTACTCCCGTAGAGATTGATTATCCTACTGCTGACGATGATATATTCTACCCAATAAAAGGTAGTGTTCTTTCTTTTAAGGTGTTAGGTGGTGCTATCAATATGGATAGTATCATTAGTGAGGATGAAAAAGAATATGTGTTAGAATACTATCGTAATGGTGTTTTATTTTGGACAGGATTTGTTTCTCCTGAGTTATGTGAAGAAGATATATTCTTACGTTATCCTGCAATTGAGTTTAAAACTATTGATGGATTAAGTGCATTTAAAAATGCTATCTTAAAAGAAAACAATGGCAGAAAGTTATATGGCATAAATTCATTTAAAGACATCTTTGCAAGTGCTTTAAGATTTATTGGATATAATTACAATTTTAACATTTTACTAAAGCTAAAGAATAAGAACTACCAATCATTTGATAGAATTATAGATGTTATTGGTACATACATAAATGTCTTTAGAGAGAAAGGTAATCAACCTATTTCAGTTGATAATATCATTAAAAGTATTTGTAATATTTTTAATTTGGTTATTTACCAAAATAAAGGTCAATGGTTTATTATTAAACTAAAAGATTTAGTATTTGGTAATTACACAACTGACAAATATAATAATGCAGGTTCTTACACGGGAACTAATACAATCAGACAATTTTATCACGGAACTGATTTCTTGATTATTGCAGAACCTAAAAGAAAGATTAGAAGGTTTTATAAGCAAGGTCAAATAGATTACCAATATTACAACGGAGATTCTATCTTAAATAGTAATCTTAATATCTTTTCTAAGGATGGCTTAGGTTATACCTATGCAAAATACCAAACGGATGGAGCAGGTCAAGATGCAACATTAACTATTTTAGATAATGCCTCAGGAACTCCTCCTGCTACAATGTCTTGGAATAGTTTTACAGTTAGTGGTGATGCTTACCCTTGTTTAAATAATAGTACAACTGAATGGAACATAGCTTTAACTCAATTAAATGCTTACGTTCAGTATAGTGTTTATTTGGCTTCTGACGAATCCTTTTCTTACACCTTAGGTGTTTTATCAAATATTGGATTTGAGATTAGATTAGAGGAAGTAGGATACACTACAAAGTATTTTGCAGGAGGTGTTTGGACAACTACTCAACCATCTATGGGTAGAAACAATTTTACTTCTGAAACAAATATTAATTTACCTCATAGTGGTACTGTTTACTTAAAGGTTTATTACTTCCCAGGTTATGCAGGATTGTACAACCAAATTTTTACTTATTTAAATGTAGAGGTTTCTATTGGTGAGCAATCAATTATACCTTATAATTTAGAAAGTACAATTGCAGTAAATCCAAAAGACACATCTATTAATCCTAATGTGATTACTGTGTATAATGGTAGCCCAATCTTAAAGCAAAATGGAATAACTTATATTAACGATGAGTCAAATATAATTGCAGATGGATTTTCTTTAAGTGAAATCTATTACGAAAGAAATGAGGAGTATGGATATAAGATTCAAGAGTTAGCGGTAAGAAATGTACTTAATCAATATTCTGATTATCGTAATATTTTTACAGGAACTATCATTGGGGAGCAACTTGAGTATGGTGCTATTTATAATTTTCCTGTTCAAGGTGCATTAGCAGACAAGAAGTTTTTCCCATTGTCAATGAAGCTAAATGAAAGGGATTGTACTGCTGAGGTTGTGTTCATGGAACTCACCTCCAACGAAATTAATCCTTCCATAAATTGTACGCTATTTGATGTTGAAAACAACATCGTGTATCAGGAACTTAGTTCCTCTAAAAAAAAAATCGTAACGGGGTAGGTACAGACCTTGGTCAAGCTGGTGGTGCAGGTTCATTATTCAGTAAATTCGTTGCCTTCTTTATGGATGACTTTATACCTTAATTACAATGGCAAGAGAAATAGGATACTTTTACTACAAGAGTAGAACATCTATCGAGATGTATGGCTCAGGAGACTTTTATTCGACCAAGGATGAAGGATATATCTACGGGTGGAGTGAAACCCTTACCACCTTTACATTAAGAGCTTATTTAAAGACTTTCGAGCCTGACACAACAGGTTCTAAAGCAGGAATACAATTAAGAAAACAAGCTAAAGACAATGTACCTTTTGTGGGTATAATGGTTGATGGTGATGGCTTTATAAAGATATATCGTAGAGCCACAACCGATGGTATTGTTTATACATCGTTTCCTACTGATGTAAATGTTACTCAAGGTATATGGTTTGAGATGTATATTAATGGCAACACAATAGCTTTTAAATATTCTTTACAACCTGAGGAAACTGCACCTGCTTCAATTACATGGATTACATTAGACACCTCAGTAGATGATACTGCATCTTATGGCACAATCGAAAAGCATTTGTGTTGTAGTAGTGGTTCAGATAATGTAAATTTGGCTTACTTTACAAAGGTGTACACAGAGGACTGTTGGATTAGCCCGATAGGTCAAAAAGAATAGATAAAATGGCAATAAAGACAATAAGAGTATTTCAAGAGTTTACTTCAGCAGGTTATGTTCCAATGCCTGTTGCAGGAAACATTGATTATGGAGTAACTATCGCAAATACTTTTCCTGCGACTACTCCAACTACATTCCAAACTGATGACCCCGATATTGATGTCACATTGACTGCCACTACGGATTATTATGTTTGGATTCGTTCTCACGGAACGGCTTGGAATCCAATGTACACTCGTAATGTTCGTGTTTATCCTGATAGCCCATTGATTAACAATGTGGTGATGGGTATTATTATTGCTAATTTAAGTGGAACAGTTCCTTACACAGGAGCAACAACAAATGTTGATTTAGGTACTTATGGTTTAAAAGCTGATTACTTACAATTAAATACCTCTCCTACTTCTATTCCTGCTACCGAGGGTACAATTGCTTGGGATAGTCCAGATGGTACTGCAAACCTTCGTTTAAAAGGAGGTAATATTAATTTACAAATAGGTGAGGATAGTGTTGCAAGAGTTGTTAATGGTACTACTACAAATTTGCTTAAAGCTGATTATAAAGTAGTAAAGATTATTGGTGCTCAAGGACAAAGATTACAAGTAGGATTAGCATTAGCTAATAATGATGCTAACTCAAAAGATACTATTGGTTTAGTTGCTGAGAATATTAATAATAACCAAGAAGGTTTTATTATGACTTCGGGTTTATTAGATGGGATTAACACGACAGGTTCTTTACAAGGTGAAACTTGGAATGATGGTGATACTTTATACTTAAGTGGTACTACTGCTGGTAAGATTACTAACATTAAACCACAAGCACCTATTCATACAATTATTCTTGGTTTTGTAGCTTATTCGCATCAAAACAATGGTAAGATTTATGTTAAGGTAGATAACGGATATGAGTTAGATGAGTTACATAATGTTAAAATTGTTGGTGCATTAAATAAAGATGTATTAGTTTATAATAGCAATACTAAAGTATGGGAGAATCGTATAATCTTTAAGACACAAGGGTATCTTCCATATTACGATGACACATTATTATTAAACAACTCTCCACTATACACTAATGGTAATAACGTAGCCATTGGAAGCCTCACATTGACCGAAAAGTTAGTGGTTGGTGGAAACGTATTAGCCAATCAATTTAAGAAGGTAGGAGGGCTATCTACGGAGTTCCTAAAGGCTGATGGTTCAAGTGATGCAACTGCATATCAACCATTATCTGCTGACTTAACTGCAATTGATAATCTTGCTTTAACTACTGGTCTTTTAAGAAAGAATGGATTAAATACTTGGGAGTTAGACCAAACAGAATATTTATCGGTTGCTATTGCAGGTTCTACTTACCAAACATTAGCTAATTTATCATCTAACCTTACTGCCTCCACAACTAAATATCCTTCCGTTAATGCGGTAAATACTGGGTTAGCATTAAAGTTAAACTTAACAGGTGGTACATTAACAGGTGGCTTAACATTAAACTACTCGTATCCTAACATTGCTTTAAGTGATGTGTCTTCGGGTACAACATGGAATATTCAAAACGATGGTTCAACATTTAAATTGAATTATGGTGCAACTAATAACTTTTACATATTCTCAAGCGGTAACGCTACTTTTGTAAATAACTTAACCGCAAGTGCATTAATTAAGTCAGGTGGTACATCTACTCAATTTCTTAAAGCGGATGGTAGTGTAGATAATACAAATTACCAACCTTACGATGCTGATTTAGCTTCTATTGCAGGATTAGAATTAACTACGGGTTTATTGCGTAAAAATGGTTTAAATACTTATACATTAGACCAAACTGAATATGTTGCTTTATCTACTGCTAATTCTACCTATCAGACATTAGCTAACTTACAAAGTAACTTAAATGCTTCTTCTACTAAGTATCCAAGTGTTAATGCAGTAAATACAGGTCTTAACTTAAAGTTAAATCTTGCAGGAGGTGTATTAACAGGAGATTTAGCTTTAGCTTATTCGTATCCTAATATCCAATTAAGCGACACAAGTAGTGGAACAATTTGGAATATCCAAAACGATGGTGGTGGATTTGAGATAAATAGTGGTATCACTAACAAATTTGTAATGTATTCAAGTGGGAATGCAACATTTGTTAATGATTTAACTGCAAACAAGTTTATTAAAAGCGGAGGCACATCATCACAATTTTTAATGGCCGATGGTAGTGTGTCAAGTGGTAATGCGGGAACGGTTACAAGTGTGGGATTATCCGCCCCAACGGGATTTAGTGTTAGTGGTTCACCCGTTACAACGAGTGGTACATTAGCATTAGCATTTAGTGCGGGGTACTCATTACCAACAATTAGTTCACAAGGCAATTGGGATACCGCCTATAATCGTTCATTAACATCAATTGGTGTTAGCGGAACAACAACAAAAACATTAACATTAACCAAGCAAGATGGCACAACATTAACCGCATCATGGAGTGATATAAACACCGATGCGGTTACGAGTGTATTTGGTAGAACGGGGGCAATCGTTGCCACAAGTGGTGATTATACAACCGCACAAGTTACCGAGAGTGGTAATTTATATTACTTAGATAGCAGAGCAAGAGCATCCATTAGTGGAGGCACGGGTATTAGTTACAATTCAACTACGGGTGTAATTACAAATACCATTACTCAATACACGGATGCGTTAGCAAGAGCATCTCTATCATTTGTTGCGGGTAGTGGGGCATACAATAGCACAACGGGTGTTATTACAATTCCAACAAATACAAGTCAATTAACTAATGGTGCGGGGTATATTAGTGGCATCACAAGTGGTATGGTTACAACCGCATTGGGTTACACTCCCGTAACTAATGCAAGAACATTAACTATTAATGGTACAACTTATGATTTAAGTGCGGATAGGTCATGGACAATCAGTGGAACAATTGGTGGATTGATAAGTGGGTATATTCCAAAGGCAACAAGTGCCTCCACGTTGGGTAATAGTTTGATTTATGATAATGGTACGAATGTAGGCATTGGCACAACATCGCCTGCAACTAAATTAGAGATTTCTCAAACAACAGATAATACAGATGGCCCAACATTAAGGATAGCAAACAACGCTAATACTTTATCAAATGGTCAATTAATTGGGGCAATAGATTTTTACAATGGTGATGATTCTGGAACAGGAAATGCGGTAGGTGCATATATTCGTTCATATATGTCCGATGGAGTTTTACCAACAAGTAGCCAATATTTATCATTTGCTACGGGGGGCACTACTGAACGAATGCGTATTACCTCCTTAGGAAATCTATCCATCGGAAACACCAATAATACTTATAAGTTGGATGTGAGTGGTGAAATTAATGCAACAACACGTTATAGAGTAAATGCGGGAACTCAAACTAATCAAATATTTGGAGATGGAAATGCATTTAGTATTGGTGGTTCTAATAATTTAGGAATACGAAATGATAGTGGAAGTATTGTATTTGCAAGTGGTGGTTCAACAGTTCAATTACAATTAAACACCGCAGGCAACCTTGGCTTAGGTGTTACACCGAGTGGGTGGAGTGCAGGATTAAAAGCATTACAAATTGGAAGTCAAACCGCTTTGGTTAATAATTCCCAATACACCTATTTATCAACCAATTGGGATGGTAATGGTGATAAATATTTAGTAACGGGTTATTCAACAATTTATCGTCAACAAAGTGGTGAACACGCATGGTTTACCGCACCAAGTGGAACGGCAGGAAACGCTATTACTTTCACCCAAGCGATGACTTTGGATGCGAGTGGAAATTTAATGGTGGGAACTACAACATCGGGTTCTAAATTACATATCAATGGTGCAACATCGGGGATAGCAATTAAAACTAATCATACCGCACCATATACATTCCTTTATTCTTACATTAATAATGCTAATGGAATTGGATTTGATAATCTAACAGGTGATTTAGGAGTTTATGTTAATGGGGCATATAGAATGTACCTTAATACATCGGGGAACGTTGGCATCGGAACGACATCTCCCGCAAGATTATTAAATATTAATGGTTCGGGTACCTTATTAAGAATTTCAAATAGTACAGAAACAAATCCTATTGAATTTCAATCACCAAGTGGTTTTGCATACATAGGACAAAAGAATGGCCCGAATATTTATTTTGAAACAAATGGTTCAGAACGTTTACGGATTACTTCGACAGGTAATGTAGGTATAGGGACAACTGCCCCAAGCACTAAATTACACGTTTGGAATGGTTCAATGATGGTTACAGGATTTCAATCTGCGGGTAATCCATTAACATTTTTAGAGGCAAATTATGATGGCACATTTTGTAAAACAAGTTTTCAATCCTATAATCCAACTAATGGCTATGATTCAGATTTAGGGATTTCTTTAACAAATGCAAGCAATGTTACCTATACCGCAATGCTTATTAAAGGTAATAGTGGTAATGTAGGCATCGGAGAAACATCACCAACGGAGGGTAAATTAGTTATAAACAATCCAAGTGGTTCTACGAATAGTGGGGTTAGTGGTAATACATTGTATTTAAAAGCACAAACCGCAAATGCAAACTTAATTAGATTTAGTGGTGCAATAGCAACCGATTTAATTGTAGGTCGTTTTGGTAATGCAGATGCAATAAGTATAGGAACAACGGGTGGTACTGAAATAGCAAGATTTTTGTCTAATGGCAACGTAGGCATCGGGACTACTTCTCCTGGGTATCGTTTACAAGTAGATGGGGCATCTACGGCAGGATTTGTGACATCAATAGTTGCAAAGAATCCAAGCACTAATGCCGCCTCTGCGGTAAAAATTGGTTTTGATGCGGGAGGTACAATATGGGGAGAAATTGGTGCGAGTTATAATTCTAATAGTCCATATTTAGGATTTTATGTAAGAGCCAATTCGGAGAAAATGAGAATTACCGATGCGGGAAACGTCCTAATAGGCACAACAACGGATGCGGGATTTAAATTAAACCTTGTAAGTTCAACTGCGCCAATAGCTTCATTTACGGGTTCAACAAATGGTTATATTGATATTAGCGACGGCACGGTAACTTCACGAATACAAAATAGTGGAGGATTATTTATCGGTACAGTTAATAGTTATGATTTAAATTTAAGAACAAATGCCACAACAAGGTTAACTATTGCAGCCTCCACAGGTGCAGCAACATTCAGTTCATCGGTAACGGCAACATCATTCTTTGAAAGTTCGGATAAAACAATCAAAACTTTAATCACCGATAATTACTTGGTGAAAGGAATTGAATCAATTACCGCCAAATTATACACGAAGCATGGCAAAGAGGAACTTGGATACTTTGCACAAGATGTTCAAGGAATCCTACCAAGTGCGGTAACAAAAGGAACAAATGGTTTATTAAACTTGTCCTATAGAGAAGTTTTAGTTGCCAAGGTGCAATCATTAGAACAAAGAGTTAAAGAATTAGAAACGCAATTAAATTTAGGATAATATGCCTTGGTCAACATTAGCGACAAACCAATGTGTGAGTTTAAATAATTTGAGAGATGCTATTGCTAATGGTATATTCGTTGCCATTAGTAGTGTTCCAAGTGGAACAAAGCAAATCACAAAAACCGAGGCATTGGCTTATGTTGATATTCAAACAAGTCCATTAGCATCTAAGGCATCTAATCAATTGGTTGTTAAGAATAATTTAAGTGCAAAGGTTTATACCTACCAAAGATATGATTTAAGTCCAACCGCTTGTACAACAAGTAATCCTATACCATTTTGGTCGTATTTAGATATTCCTTATGGTTCATACAACCTTAATGGAACGGGTAGTTTGTATCAAATTATTCCATCAACACATACCACATTTACCAATCAAATAACATCTTATGTTTCGGTTATTTGTACACCCGTTACTATTTATACCTATGTTACCTATAATGTAAATACATCAACTTGTGCTTTAAGTAATTCACAACAATGGTGGTCATACAATAATTATTCAAATGGGTATTATTATATCAATGGCCCTGGTACTTTATATTTATTAGAGGGTAGTTCACATACAAATTATAGCAATCAAATTACATCGGTTGAAGGTTCGGTATGTACAGGACAAACATTATATTATTATAATGTGTACTATATTAATCCATGCAATTGTCAACAAGATTTAGCAGTAGTTGTTCGTTCAAATACTTATTATGCAAATGGATTTTATATTGCAGATATTGGATTTGGATATACTCGTTATTATATTTCATCAACAACACCTCAATCTTTTTATCCCGCATTTAGTGTGCAAGGTACTGCACCAACTTGTGTTGCAAATTATTGTTCAAGATGGTACTTTAATAATAGTGGTGATTTAGGTGAACCCGCAGAAACATGGACTTATGTAAATTGTGGAGGTTCAACAAATACCGTAACAATTAGTGTTGGGCAACCATCACAATCAAGATGTGTTCAACCTGGAACAATTCCATCGGTTGGTACTCAAGGTGATAATCCCTACACATTTGATGAGCAATGTTGTTTCTCATAGTATTATAATTATAAAATTTAATAAACTATATTTGTTGTATTAAAACCCAAAACAAATGAATAAATTTATAACAATAATGAAAGCGTGGGGGATTGCAAGTTTCCACAATGAGGAACAAAAGCAATTAGCCGAGGAACGAATGGAAGTGTGTAATGGTTGTGAGTTTTTAGGCGAGATTAATTTGAGTGATGTAAGTGGTAATTTAATTGATAATTACTTTATGTGTAGAGGTTGTGGGTGTCCAATAAAGACAAAGATTTACACACCAAAGAGTTCACCAAAAGAACATAAATGCCCACAAGGCAAATGGATAGATTAATAACTTAAACAAAAACAAAAAAATGAAAAAGACTTACAAAGATTTGTACATGGTAGTAGCTTATACTGCGGCGAATATGATGAACGAATCAACAAAAGGACAAAAGAAACTTGGTATTATTCGTAAGAAGTTACAAATTTACTTAGACGAGTACAATGAGAAAAGAGATGAGTTACGTTTAAACAACGCAAGTGTTGATGAGAAGGGTAACTTAATCTTAGACGAGAAAGGAGAATACAAGTTCTCTAAGGAAGCATTAAAGAAATTATCTCAAGAGGTAAAAGATTTAAGCGACCAAGAATTTGATTATACACCAATTGAAATTAGTAAGCCTGACGATATGGAATTATACACATTTTTGGATGGTTGGGTAAATGGAGTTAAATTTGAAAAAGAAGAAGAAATAGAATTATAATAATCAAACATGGCTAATACATATTTGTGGACAATAGTACAATTAGATTGTGCTACTCACATTCCCGAAATTCAAGATTACGTTGTAACCGCACATTGGAGATACGGTGTAACCAATGGTACTATTTCCACGGATATGTATGGGGCAACTGGTTTTGTTGTTGACCCTGAGAAACCAAACTTTATCCCTTACGAAGACTTACAAGAGTCAGATGTTATTGGTTGGTTAGAAGGTACTTTAGATGTTCCTGCAATGCAAACATCATTAGACAACCAATTAGAGAATATCATTAACCCTCCTATTGTTTCACCTCCACTTCCTTGGACTGTAAACCCTGCTGAGTAGTCATGATGGATTTGTTTGATAAAGACCTTATTTTACCAAGTTTGTTTTCTGCAATAGCAGGGTTATTCGGTTGGCTTGTAGGTAAAAGAAAAGAGAATGTCGAAGTTGATAGTAACGAAATAGCTAACACCAAAGAGATTATTGAAATGTGGAAAGTTACTGCTAAAGAGATGAAGGAAGAAGTTGCTGAATTAAAAGAAAAGATTGAGTCCTTGACAACAGAGGTGCATAAACTTCGTGCCGAAAACGTCGATTTACGGACTAAATTAGGTCTAACAAATGAAGATAACGAAAATAAGCACTAAAGGGTTAGAGATAATCAAGAAGTACGAAGGATTTAGTTCTAAGCCATATTTATGCCCATCCAAAGTAATTACAATAGGATACGGCTCAACATATTACGAAGATGGGAGTAAAGTTAAGTTAACTGACTCCCCGATAACACAAGAGAGAGCCACCGAATTATTGGAGGCTCTTTTAGTTTCTTTTGAACGTGCAGTAGATTCTTATTGTACGGATGCTATTAATCAAAATCAATTCGATTCCTTGGTGTCCTTTGCCTATAATTGTGGTGTAGGAAACTTGAAATCTTCAACCTTATTACGCAAAGTCAATGTCAATCCCAATAACCCAACAATTAAAGATGAATTTCTTAAATGGACTAAAGGTGGAGGCAAAACATTAACTGGATTAGTAAGGAGAAGAACCGAGGAGGCTCAACTTTACTTCTCATGAAAAAAATCTTAGTTCTATTAATAATCTTAGCTTCTTGTAAGCCAACTAAAACAATCACAACCATCACCGAAAAGGTTCGTGTTGATACTATTCGTGATATACGAAGAGTTGAGAAATTTAAAGCAGTACATGATACTCTAACCATAGCCAATCCATGCGATTCTAATGGTATCTTAACCACTTTCTACTCTAAAGTAAGGCTACCACAAGGCCAAGTAATTATAAGGTCTTACAAGGGCAATATTAAAGCCACAATAGATTTAGATTCAATCTCTAATGTGTACGATTTAAAGTATAAGTCTAAGTATAATCAAGAAGTTAAATTATTTGAGAAAGAAGTAGTTAGGAATGTTGTACCAACTTGGGCAATAGTTACTATTTTCTTTGAGTCATTAATAATTATCGGATATTTATACTTCCGATTTATAAATCCATTTAGATGATAGGATACAAGAAAATGGTCATCGAAGCTATTGAATTATTCTATGGCGGAAGTGTCAAAAGTAAGCATGAGGCTACAAGGATAGTTGGTGCTAAATATGGATATAATCCTGAGACATTAAGAAAAGGTTTTGGGAGATATGATAATGCTAAACATTTAGGAGAACAACATAATGGTTTAGCTAACCATTGTGAAGAAAGAGGTATTGACATTAATGATGTCACTCTTTATTGGGACAAGACAAAAGAATATTCCGTAGCAGTCAAATTAGATAAGGTACAAAAAACTTACGAGGATTTAAGAGAAGAAATTATTTCTTCAATGAATGAACATTCTCCTAACTATACTAAAATAGTTTATGAGGAAAATGTTGATGGTCATTTACTTGTTATAGACCCAGCAGATGTTCACATAGGTAAGTTAGCTACTGCTTTTGAAACAGGAGAAGATTATAACTCTAATATTGCAGTAAAAAGAGTTCACGAAGGAGTAGATGGTATTCTTAATAAAGTTAAAGGATTTAATATTGACCAAATCTTATTAATTATTGGTAACGATATTCTTCACATTGACACTCCTAAAAGAACAACAACAAGTGGTACACCCCAGGACACAGATGGAATGTGGTATAACAACTTTTTAATGGCCAAACAATTATACGTTGAGGTAATTGAAAAATTAAGATTAATAGCTAAAGTACACGTTACTTATAACCCATCTAATCATGATTATACAAATGGGTTCTTCTTAGCTGACATTATCCAATCTTGGTTTAGATTTGATGAGTCAATTACTTTTGATTGCTCAATTAATCATCGTAAATATTTTAGGTATTATAATAATCTAATTGGGTCTACCCATGGTGATGGAGCAAGAATTACTGATTTAGGATTATTAATGGCTGAGGAGGCAAAAGAACATTGGGGGGTTACTAAACATCGTTATGTTTATACACATCATGTGCATCATAAAACATCTAAAGATTTTATCGGAGTTACAGTAGAATCTTTACGTTCTCCTTCGGGTACAGACTCTTGGCATCATCGTAATGGATATGCTCATGCACCTAAAGCTATTGAAGGATTTTTACATTCAAAAGAACACGGACAAATAGCAAGAATTACAAATATTTTTTGATACATTTGTTTGCGTTTTTCGTTGATTTGTTTTGTGGTTAGGTTTGGCAAGGGTGGCAAATATTGTCACCTTTTGCTTTTAACAAAAATCCCCAGTGTCAGAAACAAAGGGGATTTACAACTTTTGGAAAATCAAATCAAAGTCTTAAAAGCCTGATGGCTTATTTGTTATTGGGTCTAGTTCTCTAATCTTACTTGTTGCAACATCAATATACATTTCAGCAGTTCTTGTGTCACCATCCCTGTTCTTCATGAATATGTATTCTATCTTATTGGTAAATTCAAAGTCAGCATTACCATCCTCTTTTGCTCTTTCATAAGCATAATAATCTTCTCGGTATAGACCTATAACTACTGAAGCATCTTGTTCTATCTGACCACTTGAACGTAGGTCACTTAGCTTAGGTCTATGACTATTTCTACCCTCTGATTGTCTATTTAATTGTGCGGCACACAAAAAGGGTATATTTAACTTTTTTGTTAATTGTTGAATCTTTTTAGATACACTTCCTACTACCTCAATCTCGTTATTAGATTTAATGGTACTATCGGTTAAAAGTTGCAAATAGTCAATTACGACCATGTCTATCTTCTTTTCTCTGCAAATCTTTTGAATAAGGTTTGTTAAATAATTGACATCTCGGTTAGCCCCATCATACCAAGTAATGGGTAAGTTTTGCAGATTAGTTACTGCTTCTGATTGAATACTTCTAAATACTTCTTCATTAATCCTTCCTGTCTTAATTTTAGAGTAAGGTGTACTCTCATCCAAGTTCCCACTAATCATTCGGTAGATTAAAGAAACCACAGGCATCTCTAAAGAAAGAAATAATACTTTCTTATTCATTTGTGCAGCCCATCGTGTATGCTCTAATAATGCAATAGTTTTCCCTTGTCCAGGTCTTGCAGCAAATAATATTACATTACCTTTTAACCAACCTCCTGTAATGTCATCTAACTTAGGATAACCCGTAGGGACACCTGATAAAGTACCATTAGTCATTACATCACCAATAGTATTTACCGCTTCAAGCAAAGCAGATTTCATGTCCAATATCTCATTGGAGTCTTCCTTAATTAATTCTTTATTATTTACTTTATTTATTTTATCCACCAATTCAAAGTAGTCAGCACCATTAGCTAAATCATTATTTATTTCTCTTGATAAATTTAGTAAATCTCTTTTACCTTTTAATTCAGCAAGGTACATGATTAGTTCATGTGCATTAATTGGATTCCTAGATGTAGTAGCTGACATTACTACTGCCCAATCATTATTATTCTTCGTTTTAAGCCTTAGAATTACATCGGATAAAGAAAACGTACCTTGTTCAGAAAATAATTCAACACAGGTCAAATAAACATTCTTTGTGGCACTAAAATTAAATACATCGGTAGTGATAATCTTCTGCACTTCTTTAATGTAACTTGGGTAGTTACAAAGTAGGGCGATGACTTCTTTTTCAGCATCCAAGTCAGCGAATGCTATTCGTTCATTAGTTTTCATTTGATTTTCCGTTTTGTAATATTAGAATCTAAAAGGATTCACCTTAACTTCTATCTTTCTTGGCATATACTCCTCATCTTCCCAAGTGCGTTGATTAAGGTAAGTCACAGGGTGTTTTCTAAACTTAATATCAGGAGTTGATTTTAGGTAATAAGGTAAAGTTTTAAAGATGTTGTCAATGTCTTTATCTGACAACTTTAAGAATTTAATCTTTGCATCTTTAGTACCTGTCTTCTTATTGTACATATCCCAAAACTTTGTAAAAAGTTCTTCTTTCTTTTTTACCTTTTCAAGAATCTCTTGTGCTGATACTTTGGGAATACTATAAACTATTTCTTGCTTAGGATAAATTAACTTTAATCCTTCGGTGCGTTCCAATTTTGTATCGTTGAGTGATTCCATTAAAGCAAGGTCTTTAATTTCGAATTGCAATTTACCTAATATCTCATTGAGTAAATCACCGAGTCCAATTTTATTATTTTCCATATTAATTAATTAAATCTTTTATTTTACATAAAACACCTAAACTCGTATTGTTATCCCCACCTTTAACATCTTTTTTAGCTTTACCCTCTAATACTAATTGGTTTAGCTTTTTCTTTAGTTTACTTGTCGAGATAATTATAGCTTCATCCTCTGCTACTTTATACACATAAAAATCAGATTGACTTGTTGCTATACCACTCAGCTTACCTCTTGAGGAATACTCAATGTAAACGTTCCCAGTTAATTCTGCTTTTCTATCGCTTTTTACTTCTATTTTCTTATTGGTAACTAACTCATGAAACCAAGTTTCACCTTCTATTTGACCATATTCCAAGTCAAATCTAAAATCATTGTTGTATTCCATGTTGTTTATTATACCAATCTTTAAACTTCTTAATCTTTAAAAACGATGCTTCCTGTTCACGACTCTTAGAGTCTTTGAGTCTGTTAATCCATATACCTAAAGTATAGTGAGTATTGTGGATAATGATACCATCGAATGATATTAGGTCTATAATGGTTTCATTATCACTAATGTACTTTTCAGCCCACTCAATTGCCATCTGATTGTATTCTTCTTGCTTTAGAGACATATTTATAAAGTTTTAAATAACCAAGATTTGTGTACCTAATTGTTAGTCTTTTACTGCAACCAAAGCAATCAAAATTCAAAGCATAAACTTTTCCACAATGTTCAAAAAGAATATCCAATGTAACGTAGTCATGCTTATGGTTGCAATAAGGACAATGGGTGTTATCTTCTCGTATCCAAGGTAGTCCCATTATTGTTCGTTTTTAGGTAAGATTCTAATGCCTGATTTAGTGTACCGCCCAGCAGGTAAATTGTCAATGTAGATGTCAGATGACACTTCTATTCCAAATTCTTTGTCAGATTCATATACCAAGGTGGTCTGAATGTTCGTCTTCTTCGTTTTTAAAAGACAGTTGATACTTATTATCAAGAACATTATAAATGTTAAGATTAGGTATATCCTTATAATCTTCATAATCAGCGATTAATTGTTTGATTAATGCGATATTTACCTCTCTCTTTAGTAGTCGAAGCACTTGTATTTTTGCCATTGAGTTTTGCGTATGCTTGGTTTAGTTGATATAATAAGTTTTGTCCAAACTCGGAGTAGGTTACTCCTAATTGATTTGTTTTAAATTGGTGCGTTTTCATTTTAAAATAAGTAAGAGTTTAAGAAATATTGATTAACATCTTCAGTAGGATTAGAGCCATAAAACTTATTGTAGTTATCTACTGCTTTAGCCATCTTAGTCCATCCTGACTCACGAAACTCATCTGATACTTGGAAATATCCTAAACGATTTGTTCCTTTCTCAATGACAATAAATGACATTTTCTTTCCTGTTAAATGCTCATAAACTGCAACTTGTGAGTCATAATTATATTTCTTGGCACTATACTTAAAATCATCGAGTGAATTTGAACTTTTTAAATCATAGATTTTATCACCATTGATAATATCACATTTACCTTTCCACATTAAGCCTTGTATCTCACCTAAGATTGGTACTTCGTACTTGATACCATTATCCCAAACTAATTTAGATAATTCTTTATTTTCTCTTAATGCAGTTACCATTTCATCTACTTCTTCAGCTTCTTTCTTTAGTAATAAGAAATTACTATTGTATTCTTTGCAAGCATCTTTGTAGATATTAGTCGTTCTCGTGGAGGCATCTACTAAAATAAAGTCCTTTAATTTGAATGGTTCTAAACAAGCAGTATGGAAATATGAACCTTGTAGCATAGCCAATGATGGTTCTGACTTCTTACCAAACATCTTTGGGTTGTTTAGTAATGTACCAATGTCACTATTTGACAAATAATTGCGACCAATACCATTATAGTATTCATTGTCATTTTTAAGTAATTCGAGGATTTGTGCGTTTTCCATTATTGTTTAAGTTTGACTTGGTATTTGTTCTTAAAATATTCTTTAATGTTTCCTGACTTAGAGTATTCATCAAAGTCTCCTGGAGTGATGTCATTCATCATAAACTCCAACAAGGTAAATATTACGTCCCAATGAGAGTTGGATATAATGTTGATTTGTTCTTCTAATACATCTTTATCCTTCATTGTACCATTCTTTAGCGATGAGTTCTAATTCTTCTTGTATTTGTGGGTCGTTAATTCTCTTATAAGCATGAGACTGAACGATAGCCGATGAATATTCTCGACCTCTAAATGGTAGTTTTCCTTTTTTATTAAGAGATTTAGCAACCTCTTGATAAAGTTCCAGGTAACCCCTATCTCGGGGTATTGGATACATCTCTTTAACTTTTGTCATGTAATCTAAATGCTAAAATGTTATTTATTGGAATCATTTGGGTAGTAACTAACTTAGATGCTATACTATAAGTCCCATCTCCTTTAAAGTGCATTGTGTTAATGCTTGTGTTATAGAATGGCTCAGGGTGTGCAACTATTACACTTAAATGAGAATCAGATATATCTAATATCTCGGTAATAATAGTTTCTTCCCATGAACCAAGTCTATAAATAATTCGTGCTTGCTTTCCGATGCTATTGACTATTGTCTTAACTAACGGGTTTAAATTCTTTTCCATGACTAAAATGGCAACGGATTACTATCTTCTTCAATTATATTTAAACCAATTGATTGGTTGTTAGGCATTGCAAACTTAGCCTTGTACTCAGGAGTCTCACTAATCTTATTAGCTAACCACTCAGGTAAACCCATAAACACTTCTTGATTCCAAGCTGAATAAGCTAAAATTCTTGATTGATTAACTTGCTCAGGGCATACAAGACCTTTAGGCATTGGTGAAATAGATGCGATGTTAGCATAAGTCTTAGTACCATCTGCGGAGGCTTTATGGATTACATTTACCATTGCAGGAACACCTACTAATTTAGTAATGTCAAAGTTTGCTGCTTCTGCATCTGAAAAAGGCTTACCTCTCCATGATGACAAATGGGCTCTAAGCGTAGATTTCTCGTGGAATGACAAAGTATATTCCTTAGAAATAACAAATGGTTTCTCAGGCTCTCCTTCACGGAATACTGAGGTCTCTAATGGAAGTTCAAAGTCAATGATAACTTTGTGTGCTTTCTTAGTCTCACCTTGGTAGACTTGTTCAACTGTTCCTACTTCAATCATTCCGTAACAACGTGCAACGTGTGAGCCAGCAGGAGTAACTTGTTTTGGGGCACTTGACCCACTTGATTTTGGGATAATAAACATAATTCTAATTGTTTAAATTGTATTGTGTGAGTAATTGTTTAAATTCTTTTTCGGTAATCTTTAGGTACTTTTTCTTAATAAAGTATGCCTCAATTCTATCATTTTCACCTCCTAATAATCGTTTTTCAATGTGATTTAAGGAGTACACCTCATAATAAAGGTTGTTGTAGTCTATCTTAACTGCAAAAAGATTGTCTTGTTGCTTGTAGTAGAAAAATTTGATTTTCTTTGCCATTAGGTTAGTACGATTAAGATGTCAAAATGTTCAAAATATAATTCGTGGAAACCTGTCATACTTTTAGAAAATTGATAGGGATAAACAATTTTGTTTATATCAAAGTCTGTCTTACGACACATACAATTAGTAGGTGTTTCAGACATATTCCAAAAACTAATTGTGTAAAAGTCATCAGGTGATGCCCCGATATACTTTAAATTTTGGGTAAAATTTGCGATTTGTTCTTCCATTTGATTTTTTGTTTTTGTTTTGCGTTGAACAAATGTAAACATTAATTATTACAAAACAATAATAAATTAAAAAAATTTCAATAATTATTAAAAAAAATTATTTTAGGTATGATAGAATGTGAACTATAACATCAACTGTCCAGCCATCTCCAAGAAGACAGGCAGCATCATTTCTTTTTAAAATTGATGTATAACCTAATTTAACGGTTTGTAATTTTTCTAATTCATTTTGATTTAAAATTCTTAAATTCTCAGAAAATTTAAATTGTGGATTATCATAAACAATATTAATAAAACCAAATTTATTTGCTCTCCGATATAATTTATCTTTACTTACCAATGGTCTACTTTCTGATTCTAGTAAACATAATGCTTTATTTCTATCAGTAAATCCATTATCTAAAATAGATTGAAATTGAATTTTTTTATCAATTGGTTGAGGTATTGAACAATATCTCATTCCAAATAAATCAAATTGTGCTGGTCCAATATTTGTCCAATAACTTCTTTGTCTCATTTGTGCTGAAACTAAACTTGAATTAATATCAACAGGAAAAGTTCCTAATAAATGGCTAATTGTATTATATGAAAAATCATCCATTCTTACATTTTCAAGTAAAAAATAAGTTGGCTTGCACTCATCAAGTAATCTTAAATACTCATAAAATAAACTTGATTTTTGTCCTTCTAATCCTTTTCTTTCTTTATTAGCTTGTGAAAAATCCTGACAAGGAGAGCCACCAATTAGCAAATCAATCTTAGGCAAATCTTTAGCTTTAATATTTCTAATATCGCCAAGCTGAATAGTTTTAGGATAATTATGTTGAGTTAACTTTATTGCATGAGGTTTAATTTCTGAAGCAAAATAATTATCCACTTTTATTCCAGCTCTTTCCAATGCTTGCTGACCGCAAGACATTCCATCAAATAGGCTTAATACGTTCATCTTAATAGTGCCAAGCACGTTTTTTAGTTAAATATTCTTCTTTTTTTAATTCTGCTATTTCTTCTTCCTGGGAATTAATTACTTTTAAAAGATTCTCAATAACTCTTTCTTTTAATTCTATCTCCTTGGATAGCTTTTCTAGGTACAAGGTGAAGTCCATTGCCTCCTGTTTTGCGTGTAAAATCCAATCTTGGATAGATAAATCATTCCTATCCATAGTCACTCCATACTTCTTATGACCAAATTCTGCCCTTGTTAGGTATTGGTTAATTATAGATTCTACAATACTATCTTTCATTATCGTAAATATTTAGGTCAATATTATAAGTTAATAATAACTCGTTCATTTCCTTGTTCAGCTTCATCTTTTGTTCTTCTTCCATCTCATCCATTTGTAAGCCAATTTTAAAAAAGTGTCCCATAATGAATGAAGCATTAACAAATTGGTCTAATACATTACCCATGTCTATACCTTCGGAGTTCTTGGACTCAAATACATGGTCAATAGACTTCTCTAACTCTCCTTTAAGTTGATTGCTTAATAACTTAACCTTACGGACATTATTGGAGTTTCTTGCCCATCTATCATCAATAAAATCAGCCATAAAGTTACATAGACTATAATATGTTAAATAGTCGTGTGATTGCTTTTGTGTCATGACAATTTCTTAAATAACTCGTTGACTAAATAGAATGGGAGAGCAATTGTCAGAAATATAATTGCTATGATAATGGATAGAAGCACCCTCCATTGTGGTACTTGTTGGTTTTCGTTTGCGTTCATTTGTTTTGCGTTAGGTTTTATTGTTACTTAAGTGACTCAATAGTCTCGTTAAATCCAATAACATCAACTAAAGTACCATCTGCGAATAAGATAGTTCCTTCGTTATTTGGCCATTGAACTTGTGAGTCTTGAGACAATTGCTGAATTGAATCAATATCTACCCATTGGCAAGTATGATTTCCACCTTCAGTTCTTAATGTAATTTTTACAAATTGTGACATAATCGTTTTGTTCAGATACCTGTTCCCGTGTTAAATGTTTAGTAGTGCAAATGGGACTCGAACCCATATCATTAAATGCTTTATAGACTTATTACATTTAATTGTGTTACCATCGGCTGGAAACCCCTAATACAACCCTTACACTATTGCACTAAATAATATAACCTACTTGTTTAATTGATAAATTTATCCCAATTCACTAAAAAATCTGAATATTCTTTCTTTATTCTATTGTATTCTTTTTGACCTATTAAAATGATATTTATTTTTGGGTAATAAATCCTCATCCTATTTAATTTAGTTTTGCTTTTATCATCCATCCAACCTTTAACTTCATGATATTCAAATTCATTTTCTGATGTAAATACTTTAAAATCAGGCTTATAACTTCTTGTACCTCTTTTAATTTTTTCAAACCAAAATGTATCAACTTCATATTCCCATTTATGTATAAGACCTTTATCAATTAATAAATCTAAATAACAAGCGTAATTTAATTCCCAAGAAGACCTCATAAATATACTTTTACCACATTTGCTTGGATAATAACCCTTTTTACCTTTGGTAAAATTATTTTGAACATCTGCTCGATTACTTTGAAATTTTGACATATAATCAGATTTTTTTTGTCTATACTCTTTAGTATTAAAAACAGAATTGGGGTCTTTCCATCTATTAATAACAATTTTTGATAATTCTGCTTTAGTTTCAATAGAATGTTTTTTATTCAACATACCTTTTGGATGCTCATTTATTTTAAAATACTCCTTTCTAGATTGAGATGTATTTTTAGCAATAGATTCTTTTATTTCAATTGATAAATCATTTTTGCTTCTTGAAGTTAAATTATATTTTTTAGCAATCCTTGAAACTAAAATATGGGAAACATTAAAAATTTTACTAATAAGTTTTACTTTTTGATTTCTTCTATAATCTTCATAATTCTCTAAAATAAAATCTATCAACTCTTGATTTTCTTTTTTCTTAACATTATTTAAATTATTAAGCTTTAAAATTGTATAAATAGTTTGACCGCTTCCACCAATTATATTAGAAACTTTCCATACGCTTTGATGTTCTTTATACAATTCTAATAAATACTCAATCGTACAAATTTCTTGACCCCTATAAATATAATGCGTAGACGAATTAGCCATAGATTACTTCCATTTGATTTCTATTGTTAAAGCAAAAATTAACCAAGATAAATACAATCTTGCGACTTTATTTCTTTTGTAGATTGTTATACAAGGTATAACCTCAAATGTATAATCAAGTTTAAAAAATTCAACTTTCATAAGTCTGAGCATTTAAGGAGTATAACAATAGCACCGATAGCAATTATCCAATAGGTAATAGCTACGCAAGTTTGGTTTATTTTATCTTTCAATTCGTTCATGCCAATTTTAAATTTTAGGAATTTAAGGTTGAAAAAAAAGAGGCAAAAAATAATTTCACCCCTTTCTACCACTCATTTTAACCTATTATTCACTATGAAAAACTATTTTGTGTCCATATAAACCCGAACAAATTCTTTAAAAAGTATCATCCATTTGCTACCAAATCTTGCTGATATTTCTTCCTTCATTTTCTTGGGTATTCTTACCGAAACGGTTACCGTTGGCTCAAGCCTTGGTCTACCAGCTTTTTTCGGATTTGTTATTGTCTTTTCGTTAGCCATTTTGTTTTGTTTTTTATTACTTCACAAATGTAAACATTTATTTTAATTAATTGCAAACATTTATTAAAAATATTTTTTAAAAATTTATTTAAAAATTTCACCTAAAATTTCTCCAAGAAAAATTGCCATAATCACCAAGCCAAAAAATAAACTCAGGACAAGAATAAAAAATTTAACCAAAAATTCCCCAGGACTATTGTTCCAAAAATTTTGGGGGACTATCAGCTTTTTCCGTGGAATATGCCCCTGAGGAGAAAGTTGAGGGAAATCACTTTTTGAACTACCAAAATAGGTACTTGAGTCAATAGGTAATGAATAAAGGTACTTTTTTGGTTTTTCGTTTTTTACTTGCATAACTTTTGTATTTAAATTGTTTTTTAGGTACTATATTTTGATTTTAAGAGACTTTTGTAGGTAAGGTAATATGTTTCCCTTACTTAAGTAATTTTAAGGTCTTAAATTCAAAGTATTAAGGTAACTAGTGTAATTATTTTTTTTATAGTGGGTATAAATGCAAAAAACCCCTAAATGGGGCTATATTTTTTGTTTTTTATATTCTTATTGGTTATAAACAAAAATAAGGCCAAAGAGCCTTAAATTTGTACTATCCCTATTTAAATAGCAAAAGGCCCTAATTAGTGGGCCTTTCTTTTTTAAT